TAGAAGACTCTGGGTGATCGGCTTCACCAAGAGCTCTACCTTCTTGAATAACTTTTTGATAATTCCTCGCTTCTCTTTCAAGAATTTCTCTTGGGTATATACGACCATTTTTATTCTCTACACCACACTTTTGTAATACAGCGTAAAGTATTAATGGTTCTTCAATAATTCTTTGTCCGGAATCAAGTTTTTTAATTTCGTTTATGAATTTTTGATTATCTTTTGGTGAAATATATCCTGAATCGGTTTCAATTAGTACACCATGACCAATCTCACCTGGTTTCAATATTTTAATCATATTAATCCTTTCAATATAAATATTGAGGAATTAAAGAAAAAAATATTTATTTTGTTTTACTGAATATAAAGTATTCGTTTGTATCTAATACATTCTCTATAATAGATTTTGAAATATCTTTCATTGATTCTACTACTATATCTGAATTAACTTGATTATATTCTTTTTGGAATAGAGTTAACTCACAAGACATAAAACTTTTTTTACCGTAATGAACTCCGGATGATCTCATATCTAAATCAACAATAGTGTTTCCTTCCTTAAAATTACTTTCACAAAGTATGTTGTATGTGTATTGTAATACACTTTTACGTAAATTTTTAATTATTCTCTCATAGTTCAATCCAGTTTCTTTTATTGGATTCCCCCAAGAAGATATGTTAAGATAAATGGTTTTAGCCTTTTTATTATCTATAGTACCAGAATAAACTGTATAGTTAGAATTTGATTCAATGGTTATTTCCTTACCTCTTTTCATTAAAGTGTTTCATAATGTAATCTTGTTATTTATACTAAAATATAGTAAAAATAAAATGAGATAACAATAGGGTGGAAGGAATAATACTATTTTTTTAAAAAAGAAATTAATTTATCTTTAATAACTTTTATTAAAGTATCACTACCTTTCTTATTACCAGTAATAACACCTAAGTTTTCAAGTACTGATATTAGATATTCCATATTAATATAAATGAATATGAATGTATGTAACCAATTAAACATTGAATAAGCTAATACTCCAGCGGTATCAGTATATTGTTTATATTCCATCATTAATGATTTTGTTATGAATATTAGTGAAAACCATATTAATACTTTTAAACCAAACCTACTAAATTTTTTGGATTCAATTTTTACTTTTCTCACCTTTGAGGATAGTAATCCAGTCACTAATTCTAAGAAAATTAATAAACCAAATGATATGATAGTTAGATACCCTAACCCAAAATATTTTTCTAATCCCACTGAGATTCCGGTTAATGGTAATGTTATTGTCAATAAATTGATATGTAAGAAGGAACAAATGAAGTCAGAACTATTTGTAAACCCAAAATTAGTAACAATGTAATTGAAGAAATTTTTCATTATTTAGTTAAATCATCTTTAAGTGAAAATATTTTAGTAATATCTTTCGTAAACGTTTCACTTTTATATTCTGTTCTAAGTAACTTATCTTTTGTTTTTAATAATTTATCTTTTAAATCTACATTACTAGTTTCTAATTTAACATTAAGGATGTCTATGGTTTCACGGATCATTTCAGTAAATAAAGATTCTTTTTCTTTATCATCACCATTTAATGATACTCTAATAACTTTTTTTTCTGATTCAGATACATTCTCATACTTAGCGTTAAATTTAGAAGTCATTAAACTTGTAAGGATACTAGGGGGTAATGATATGGTAGGCGTTGTAGAACTTTCATTTATCTTTGGTTTCATAACAAATGTACGAACATATTCAAAAGATTCTTGTATTCTATCAATATTTTTACTATCTCTTTTTAAAATGATTAAATCATTTAAAGATTCATATAATTTGTTAACATCAGTGGAAAGAGTTAATTTATTTTTTTCAACTAAACTAATCAATTTAGAGTTTTCTATAAGAATCTTTTTTTGACCAAATTTTCTTAGAGAATCAATATTTTCTTTAACATATTCTCCAGCTAAATATGGATCTTCAATAAATTTAGATTCAATATTAGTTAAAACAATGAATTGAGATTTTAAAATTGTACTCTCTCTTAATGTTTTTAAGTACTCTTTAAAGATAGTTTTTCTACCTCTATCCTTTTGTATAATGGATTCAGATAGGACTTTATTGAATGTATTTTTTATGTTACCGAAATTGTGCATATTAGTATAATTTATAAATATGTTGAATTTTAAAAAAAATTATTTATTTAATAAATTATTAATATTATCAACCATATTTGTTATATCATTATTGTGTCTATTGTTACTATCCGAAACATTATTTTTACTCTCATTAATATTTACCTTGTATTCTTCTCGTATTTCAATACTTTCAATCAATTTGTTAATATAATTAGCCTTATGTTTTTTTTGTTTACTATCATACGATTTCATTAAAAATTCTTTTCTTTCTAATAATAACTTATCTAAATTTTTAACCCCAGACTCCATTGTAGGCGGTGTTGGTTCTGTTGTTTCTGGTGTTGTTGGTTCTGGAGGTGCACCACCCATTTCTTCACCACCCATTTCAGGCCCACCAGCTGGAGGTGTTACATCACCACCACCTTCAGTGACAGCTTCACCAGTAGTATCACCATAAATGTTATCTATCTTATCAAATAAACCAGTCTTTTTAATTACCGCGGATGTATTAGCTAATTCAGCTGCGGCTGCTTTTTCAAGTCTTTGTTGTTCAATATCAAGACGTATTTCATCATTAGAAAAGTTTAATATTTCTTTCTTAGCTCTAGTCATAGACATCGCAGCAAACCCATTACCGGCATCAGAAACAGAATCTTTATATAATTGCATCTTCACCTGCATTTGTTCTGTGCGTAACATTTCTGCTTGTGTAGAAGGGTTATTTAAAGTTAAAGTAAAATTACTTAATTCTTCATCTAACCCCAATATGAATAAATGAATAATAGCGATTTTATTTAATTCTTGTAACATAGATTGTTGAATTCTATTAACAGTTCTTGTGAAACGTATGTCTTGTAATGCTAAATTTTTACCATCACCTACAGCTGATTCAAAACCTAAAAATGGTTTAGGAACTCTAAGTGCTGCGAATAATTTCTTTTGAAGATATTCAATATCTGCAATTTCAGACAAATTAGAATTTTTGATATAAATACCTGATTCTAAGGCGAATGTGTGATGATTATGATACATTTCATTACCATCTACTGTGATAGTGCCCGTATCAATTCTCTGTTCTAGATATTCTATTTTTACAATTTTATGATTATAGAATTGATTAATTGACTTACCCCTTTCTTTACTACCATATTTACCATTCTCTTTATCGAGATAATATTGCCATTGACGTAAATTGATGAAACCTCTTTTAATAATTTCCTCTTTTTTCCACTCCCTAAAATTTTTAAATCCTTTTTCTTTAATCATTTTTTCTAAATGATTATGGGTGAATGTATTTAAATTAGTTAATGAACTCCTAATATCTTTATTAATAGAATTAAACTCAAACATAAAGTTAGAACTTCTATTTAAAACTTGTAAAGTTAAATCTGAACGTAAATGTTTTTCAAATTCATTAATAAACATATTGTAAAGTTTATCATTGAAAATTAAAGTTTGTTTTTTACTAAATACTGACTCTTTATATCCTTCTCTCACCCAAATACTTTTAGACATCTTACTCATTTTTTCTTTAGCTTCTGGGGTTGATTTAACGGTACTAATTATCTGACCTTTTAATTTTAAATTGTCTGGGTTCTCACACCATTTTAATAATTTTTTTGTGGTTTTAGCTTTAGTTATTGGGTTATTAATCCTTTCACACCATTTTTTTAATTCTTCTACCGATAATTCATTAAAAAATTTATTAATAGATTCTTTTTGTTTACTTCTAATGAATTCTTTATATTCTGGATCAGAATTTCTTTTATCGTGAAATATTTTATTACACTCATTTAAATGTTTTCTTACTCTTTTAGCGAAATTAGGGTTATTTTTATACTTCTCGGAAAAAGCTTTACTCCCTATTTGTTGATTTTTACAATGTAATTTAAAGTGGTCTTTACTATTCATAAATGTTAAATTAGTTGGTGAATTGTCAAACCTATTAAAATTAATATGATGTATAGTAGAATGATTTTGGTCTTTATATTCCTCTAAAAATGTTGTCTCATTCACTAAATTATTTTTATGGAACTTAGTAACTTCTTTATGTACCCAAACCCATTTTTGAGTTTTATTATCAAATATTTGTTGATAATCATAATGTTTATAATAAATTGATTTTTTACTATAAAAAGGCATTAACGAATCACCAACATTTAATTCATTAGCCGCCACAAAGCCATTAGTTCTGTGAACAAATTTATGATCAGGCGTTGCGGTAATCTCTTCACCGTTATCCAATGTAATTTTCATTACTTCAGTATTTTTTCTAGTAACACCAGCCCAAGTAATTATTCCAGGGGTAAATTCACCAGTTTTGGGATCACAAGAGTATACCCATAAATTTCTATTACCATTATCCCATTCATTAATAATTTCATTTAATGTAAGTGTTCTACCATCCAATAATGGAATTCTACTATCTAACGATATACACGCACCAGCTAATGTTTCAATTGGATTTGTCGCTGCTTGATCTCTAACCGGGATGAAAAAATCCTGATCATTGGCCATTTGATTATATCTTAAATCAATTTGTCCAGTCTTAGGATCAACTACCGGTGACCTTTTAAATTTATTCGCAATTTGTTGTACATATGGTTCAACATCTTTGTCATCAATATTACCCACGAATATTTTAAATATTCTTCGTTCTGGAGCTCTGGTAATTCTATAAATTAACATAGCATCTTCAGATAACATTAATTGTTTATAAATCCTTCTAGCTTTTTCTAATACTGAAGTACCATATGGTAATCTTCTATCATCACCAAGTAATCTAAAATGACCTATTTGCCAAGAATTAAATTCAAACTCTCTGTTTTTCCAAACAAATTTTAGATCATCACCCTTTTTCTTATTTCTGTTAATATCAATGACACCATTTATTGAATTATAAACATCACCTTCATGTCTTTCAATCTCAATATTGGGTAATTGTTTACAATTAGTAATACCATTTTCATCATCAATATCTAAATATATGAAATTATCGCCATATTTACAAACGTTCCTTGTCCACATTGGTAATGTTGTATGGATATCTAATCTATTATGAAATAAATCAGTTAAAACTTTTTTAACCCTATCAGATTCGGAATGGATTTGTAAAATATTACCCTTACTATCTTGTGTTGTAGATTCTTCCATTAGAATATCTAAAGCCGCTGAAATCTCTGGGAAAAATTCCATAGACTCAAAATCGGTATAAGATGAAATTCTAGTTGTTTCATAAAACATCGCTTGTTGGTACAATGTATTATCAACCTTCTCCCATTGATTATTTAAATATAAATTTTGTTGTTTTTGTAATTTCTCAGTACTAAACTCTTCTTTAGACTTTGTTCTTAATAGTTCTTTTGAATCAATTGAATATGATTTGGTTGGTCCTATTATAGGTTTTTTATCAGGTCCAAATAGAACCCCCAGTTTCTGCCAAACCGTTAAATTTTTATTATCAGCCATTTTTTAATTATTTATTTTAAGTTAATAAACTTTTATTAAAAGTAAATATGTTATATCACATAATCACACTCAACATAAGCGTATCTATGTTCAACATTATTAGGTATATAACTTAATTTATATACATAAGTTGTATTAAAATCCTCCCCTTGTGATCCCGGAGGTGCGTCACAAAGTACTTTTTTATTACTACCACTTTTAGTTTTTGTTTTTACATCATAAGGTTGTGGTGACCATTTATATATGAATTTTTCATTTGGTAACCTATAAAAAGGTCCCTTTTTACTTCCTAAAGCCATATTAGTTTACCTATAAATATCATATTATTATAATAAATTTTAAAGTAATGTTTGTAAATCAAAAATAAATTTATATATTTGTGGAATAAACTTAAACATAAAATTATGATGAATCAAGAAATTAAACAAAAAGGTCTTCTTTGGTCAAAAAGTAATGGATGTGAAATGTATGTGGTTCTTAATGAATCTAACTATGAATGGTGGATGTTAAGTAATAAAACAGGTAATCATATGGTTAGTAATGAAGGTAAATATTGTAGACCATTCGCTGATGAAAGGGTTTTATCTCATTGGAAAGGTTTCCAACAAAATCAAGTTTTTTAAACAATATGATATTTATAAATAAAAATATATGAATATTAAACAACATATTAAAAACTCGGTAAATCAATTAAAACTGATAAAGGAATCCCCATCTAATGATTTTTATGTAAGTGATGAGGAATTACTTGAAATATTAAAAGGTTATTTAGAATCCGCCCTATGGACTGAGGAAGAACAATTAACCGCTGAGTATGAAAGTATGTTTGATTATTCTGAAGATATTGATTTAGGTTCTTTAGGTGTTGATGATTTGGATGATAATTCTAAAATTCAAGCTTATATTGATATTAAAAAATTTATTAATATGGCCGGAGAACAAGCGATTTCTGAAGCTTTAGATGATAATGGGACATTCCAGTTAGGTATGGATATTTGGTTAACAAGGAATGGTCATGGTGCTGGATTTTTTGATCATTCATATCAATTTGAAAATCAGTTAACCAATAGTGGAAAACAATTAAAAGGTGTTGATTTATATTTGGGAGATGATTTAAAACTTTATTTCAGTAATATAAATTAAATTTATCTCATACCCCCTAATAACCACATATGTTCACCATTGGGTATATTAGATGGCACTGGTGTTTGTGTCACTGTAGTGGTGGTTGTAGTTACATTTACATTGGTTACGGTGTTTAAATTAGTACTGGTAACCCAACTATTTAATATCGCTTTAGTTTGTTCATTAACTTTTTCAAGATTTTTAAATGATGTTTGTAATACCCATAAACACATCGCTACGGCCATTAATAAATCATCATGGTAACCATCCATATGATCAGGTCTACCATTTTTATAAACAAAAGTTTTCATCTCAGAAATTAATCTACTAGATCTTACAATTAAATCATTTTGTCTAACAGACCTTTCAAATTCAGCCACCATAGGTAATCTATTAGCTCCAACATTAAACCCAGGTATTTTATTATCGTATTTTTTATACTTACTAATATCTTTTCTAGCGGATAATATTTTACTTTTAGCGTCATCATAATGAAGTCGTTTATATTCCATCTCCTCCAATTTTAATACGGTAGTAACACCCATACCACCAGTGATATCAACTACAGTGTAGGCTTTATATAAGTCACCATAATGTTGTACCAATTCCGCTAATACATCTGGGGGTATTTTACCTTGATATTCTAATACTTGTTCTTTAGTCTCAAAATCAATAATCTCTATACTAGAAAAATCTTCACTGTCTCCGCGGCTGACATCCGAGCCCATAATATATTGATGGTTTAATTCCGGATCTTTCCAAATCCAAACACCATTATCATGTCCTTCAGTTCTAATGGGTAACATCACATTCTCTTTATTTTGAGCTTCAACATATTCATCATCAATCACATTACCACCAGAACCTAAAAACGAAACATCTAACTCTTGGGCGATTTTTCTCGTATCACCATTGTATTCCGCACACATATCTTCATACCATTGAGATGTTGGTTTATAACCTTCACTAACCATTTTATTATAACTTTCAAGGTTATACATTTCTTCTATAACAACTTCTTCACCTTTAAGCCAGCGTAACCCTTTATTGTAGCGTAAATCTTGATACCATCTCATTTCAACCACATTATATTTATTCCGTTTATTTACCGCCCCATCATAAATTTTATAATATAAATCGTCATATCCATTTGGTGTTGAAATTAAAATTGATTTTCCACCTGTACCTAAAGAAGGTAAGGCCGCTCCATAAACATCAGAACCATTCTCAATATAGGCCGCCTCATCCATTACTAATGTGGTTGGGGTAAAACCCCTTAACGCGTCTTTTGATGTCGCTAAAGCTTTAACTTCACATTTAGTTGGTAATATAATATGTTTTTTAGAATCAGTTAAGAAGATAGATTTTTTAGGGTCTTCAACATATTCAATACCCCATACCCATCTTGGTATTTGTTCTAAAAATTCTTTAATTTTTTTTAAAAATTCTTGAGCTATCTCTTGTCTATTCGCTAATATAAGAATCTTATCTGGAATACTCGCGTCACCATAGAAAGAAACCTTTATCGCCATACAAGCGGCTGTTGTAGTGGTAATACCAGCTTGTCTTGGTTTTGTAACGATTGTGAATCGATTATCAAAAATACTATGTACTAATTCCTTTTGTTTTGGAAATAATTGAAATGGTACATACCCACTCTGGGTTTGATCAAATGTTTCTAAATATGTTTCTACCGCGTAAACGGGATCAGCCAAACATTTGGCGTATTCTTGTAACTGTTCTGAACGATTCATAATTATTAGTTCTATTCATTTAAATAGTATGTAAACGATTTAAAAACAGTAATTTCTTTTTAAAATCTATTTGTTAATTCTTCATACATATCATAACCGGTAATATATGGTTCATAATAACTAAGGTTACCAGGGTTTAATGAACTATCCATACGATCTTGTATCAAAGTAAGAAAGTAATTATAAACATCACTAGGGTTATCACCACTATCTAAGATATAATTTTCAGTAGTTCCATTAAATAGATCAGTAATTTCAAAAATTAACTTATCTTTACGAATCCCATCTTTTCTGACTACTGAATCCCATTTACCTTTACCAAATAAATCAGTTATTTCATCCATAAATTTTTCACTGATCTCTCTTTCTGAAACGGTATTATAAGCTCCCTCTAAAGACATTTCAATTTCATGTTCCAAATCATCAAGTTCTGGTGAATTTTTAATCAAATCTTTTAACTCATCATCAGTTAATTTATTAATAAGATCTGAAGATAATGTGATAGTAGAATCTACATCAGAATCTAAATAATCTTCAAGACTTCCATCATTACTTAAAGTAACTTTTGTGTTTAAAAATTTTTCTTTTAAATAATCTTTAATATAGTCAATACATTTTTTATTTAATGAATCCCAAGCCTCATCAAATGATCTATTCAAATCGTACATCCTAAAATGGTCTTCATCACAAAAATATGATTCAAAAATACTCCCATCATGACGATCAAAAAATGGTTTAAAATCACACCAACCATCAGTACTTAAATATACTTTATCACCGACTTTATATGTATCACTGAAATCAAATTCTACTTCATGTCCATATTCTTTAAGTATTTCTAGTGTATCTTTACCAAAAGCCGAAAACCAATGACCAAGATCAAATAATTCTAAAGGATCTTCAACCCATTCAGTATCTTCAGAAGAAATCGTCTTTAAAATTAATAACATAGATTCCTCATTAGTATAACCCATCTCAATTAACTCATCTCTAACACCTTCCCAATCAAGTTCTGGTCTTTTAGTGGCGAAATTATTAACAAATTTTATTTCCCTATCAGTAATTTCTTCTTTTAATAATTTATGGGTAATTTTCTTCAACATATTGATAAATATCCCTACTATCTAAAAAGGTCTATGATGTCAATATCATCTTCAACTTTATTATCGTTATCATAATAACCAATTAATTCTGTATAATTATCTTCTTTCATTTCCTCTCTAATGTTATTCGCCATATCAACTAATTTTTGTTTAGCTGTTTCATCACCCTTAAATAAGTCATTCATAAATGAATTGAACTCTTTGGCCGGTATTAATGATATCTCATTGTAAAGATAATATTTTAAATCTTGATCATTAGTTCCAATAACTTCTTTAAATCTATCCCATAAACCTGGACCTAAACGTACATCCCAAAATTCTGAAGTTACAAATTTACATTTATTATCAACATATTTTTTAATGTTTTCATCACCTGGTAAAGCGTCCATAGACATAATTTTCATTATACCGGTAATTAATTCTTGTACTAATATTGGAAAAGTTAAAGCTTTAGCCTTTATTGTAGGGGGTGTCGTATTTAAATCAATATTTTCACCACCAACTAAATTTTCATCACCACCAACCATAATCATCATAGCTTCATCTGGTGTAATCCAGTAAGTGAAATCACTAATTGACATTAATTTACCATAAAGATTACTCAAAGATGTGTCAATCTTATCTAATTCATCTTCAATTCTATGAAACATATAATGTCCTTTTTTGGCAGCTCCTTGAGCTAAACCATTAAGTAATTTTTGTTTTTCAACTTCAGAAACTATAGTTTCTTCCTCCGCGGCATTATCAAAATCAATAAAAATTTCATCATTTTTACTTACATTTTCATCAAAATTAATGTTACCAGCATCAACTAATTTAGCGTCAAATAATAATTGATCGGTAATACCAAATTCTTTTTTTACGATATCTATAGCTAATTTTTCTAAAAGGTTTCTTTCATTTTTTTCAATTGAGATAATTTCTTCTAAAAGATCTCTCATCTCCATAACTTGTTTTTCGGTAATATCTTTAACTCCAGAATATTTCTTAACTTTTTTAACAATATCTTTAAAACTTTTTGAAGCTAATTTTTCACCAAAATTTTGGTTTGAATCAAGTTCTGGGAATGATGGATGAGTACCTAAATGATGGTTACCATTTTTAAGTTTTTTCTCAATATCTGGATGTATCATTTCTGAATGGTTTAAATCATATTCAATCCCATCAACAACACCTAAATCTCGTTTATACTGTTCAAAAAGTTTAAGTGAGATATTTCTACGAATTTTAGTCATTTCTTTTTATTTGTTTAACAATTTCTTTTTTAGTAACCTTAACCGGTACATTTTGTTTTATAACATATTCAATTAAAGACTTTTTATTAATTTTAGGGTTTAAATTCTTAACCGATTCATTAGTTACCTTTTTTGGTAATTTTTCCCAATCTTTTTTAGTCATAGTATTAGAAAATTCATCAGCCATTTTTTTCCATTCCTCACCCTTTTTACCCTTTTGACCAGCTTTCCAATAAAAATATTTTTGTTGGTCTTTAGAGACAAATTTTTCTTCTATTGGTTTTTCTTTAACCGCACTATACAATTCATCCATCATTTGTGAATATTCATCGTATAACAATTTCATTTTTTTCGCCATTATCGTTAATGATTTATTTTCTTAATCTTTTATTTGATAATATTTGTTTATAACTCATAGATTTTTTACTTGATTCATCAAAACGATTAAATTTTCTATCAAATCTATTAGTCATAGTTTCTGGAAATTTTTTAAAATGTTTGAAAGCGTCATCATAAGCATTATCCATAGTTTCTTCATATTCATTACCTTCTAACTCTCTAGGCATATTATGTCCAATCGTATCAAATATATGGACCATATTATTAGTTAAGTTATATGAAACATAATTATGAATAGCTTCATCATCAAAAGTTCCGTGTTCTAAATCATCATCACCATCAGTTTTAATTTCACCCATATTTCTATTTAATAAAGACATAAT